CCACCATGGTGGATCCCGTCCCCTATGTGGCCAGCGTAACCAATACCGCGACCACGGAGGGCGGGGCGGAGATCGAGAGCGACGCGGACCTGGCGGAGCGGGTTTTCCTGGCACCCGGCGCCTATTCCACGGCGGGACCGGAGGACGGCTACCTGTACCACGCCAAGGCGTACAGCCCGGCTATTGGGGATGTGGTGGCCACCAGCGACCAGGAGGCCGGAACGGTGGACATTGTTTTCATCATGGCGGATGGGGCAAAGCCTGGGCTGGAAATGATCAACGGGCTAAAGGGCTATCTGCAAGACAAGACGATCCGGCCCATGACGGATCTGGTCAATGTATCGGCCCCGGAGGAAGTCCAGTACACCATCAACATGACCTATTACATCAACCGGAGCGACAGCGCCAAAGCCGTGACCATCCAGGCGGCGGTGGCCAAGGCCGTGGCGGATTATCAGACCTGGCAGCGTGCCATTGGACGGGACATAAACCCCTCCAAGCTGGTGGCCATGGTCATGGAGGCCGGGGCCAAGCGGGTGACCGTGACGGCCCCAGCATACACCGCCGTGGCGGCCACCAAGGTGTCCGCCCTCCAGGAAGAGGCCACCGTGACCTATGGAGGGCTGGAGGATGATTAAACTTTCCGGGAGCCGCTTTACAGACATTATGCCGGAAAACCTGGCCAGCCAGGCGGAGGTCCAGGCGATTGCCTACGCTGTGGGGCGACAGGTGGAAAAACTGTGCGCCTATTCCGACGCAGCCAGGACCTATGCGGCCATTGCCACCATGCCGGAGTGGCTGCTGGATTACATGGCTGTGGAACTACGCACACCGTCCTATGATGAAAACTATTCTGTCAAGACCAAGCGGGCACTGATCGAGGGGTCCCTGTTGTTTTACACACAGATGGGCACCCCGGCGGCGGTCAACCGGATTATTGAAACCATCTTTGAAACCGGGTACATCGAGGAGTGGTACGAGTACGACGGCGATCCGCACCATTTCCGGGCCTATGTGGGGGACGGCGGCGAGGTAGGGCCGGGAGAGCTGGAGGAGTTCCGGCGGGTCCTGGCCTCTGTCAAGCGCCTTTCATCCTGGCTGGATGATATTATCACCATTTCACAGATGGATCCGGCGGCCCTGACCATCACAGGCGCCATGGGGCGGGGCTACATGTCAACCGCCCTGCCGGCGGCGCCCATGGACTACGGCATGGAGGCCCCGATCCGAGCGGGCGGGGTTTTCGGAACCATCACACAGACCGCCATACCGGCGGCGGAGTAAGAGGAGGCAACCATGTTTTACGGATTTGTCATTACAGAGGCCGGCAACAATCTGCTGGCCAAAATGGTGGCCGGCGACAAGCTGACCATTACCAAGGTGGTCATGGACAAGGGCACGGCGGAGAGCGCGGAGGCCGCCCGGAAGCTGACCGCCCCCATTGACCCAGGCCCAAACGGCACCAGCACCGTGCCCACGGTGGAGGGCGCCGCCGTCAACATGCTGGTGGAATACCGCAGCGACCTGAACGGCGGATTACAGGAGGGTTTCTGGATCGGCGGTTTTGCCGTGTTCGGAAAGGTAGAGAACGGGGCCGAAACCATGATTTATTATGGGTCCCTGGGAGAGCAAAAGCAGTATGTGAGCGCCTATGTGGAGGGAACCGCCCCGGATGTGCGCCGCTACCCCGTTTCCATCACCGTGACCGCCGGCGTGGAGGTAGAGGTGTCCTATCCTGCGGAGGCATGGATGACTGCCGAGGAGGTGGCGGAATACTTCAACGGGACCCTAAAGCCGGAGCTGGAGAAGAGCCTGGGCGGGCTGATCGACGATCACAACAAGGACCCCGAAGCCCACAACGGCGCCCTGAAAGACAAGCAGGACGCCATCAAGGTGGAGGGCCTGCTGAAAGGGACCAAGACCGCCGGCGAGGGCGGGGACACCTACACCGTAGGCGCGGCCACGCCGGGCAGCGACTACCAGCAGCCCACCAACAAGCTGACGCTGGCGGAGGCCATGACCACACAGGACTTTATCCCGTTCTATGACCACGACAGCGGCCAGCACATGCGGGCCACGCTCCAGAGCCTGAAAGAGGCCATCGGCGTGCAAAGCCCCACCATCAAGGTGACCACCTGCGCCGGCGCGTCTGTGACCTGTTCGGACGGGGAAACCACCCTGGAGGGCACGGGATCCACGGAGTTTGAGCTGCCATATGTGGGGGACTGGACCGTGACCGCTTCCCTGGGCGGAGCAAACGCCAGCCAAGTGGTGGATGTGAGCGGCGCCCTGCTGTACGAGGTGGATCTGATGATCACCAGCGGCATTGCCGTGACCGCCCAGCCCAGCAAAAAGACCTATTACATCGGGGAGGCATTTGACCCGGCAGGCATGGTGGTAACTGCTACCTTTGCGGATGAAACCACCGAAAATGTGACAAACGACTGCACTTTCTCCCCTGTCACCATTTCCAAGGGCACAACGGCCATCACGGTGAACTACCAGCGGGCGGGGATCAAGAAAACCGCCAGCGTGCCGGTGACGGTGCGGGTGCTGTCCAGCATTGCGATCACAACCGCCCCCACAAAGACGGCGTACAAATACGGGGAGATCTTCAACCCCTCCGGCATGGTGGTGACGGCCCACTACACAGACGGCCAGAGCCGGACGGTGACCGGGTACACATTCTCCCCCGACACGGCCCTGGGCATGAGCAACACCACCATTACGATCTCCTATACGGAGGGGGATGTGACCAAGACCACAACCCAGGCCATCACGGTGGCCAAGGTGCTGGACCGTATCGCCGTCACAACGCCACCCAGCCGGACCAGCTATTTTTCCGGGGAGAGTTTCAGCACCTCCGGCATGGTGGTGACCGCCTATTACACCGATGACAGCAGCGCGGCGGTGAGCGGGTACACCTATTCCCCCACCGGCGCCCTGGCGGCGGGAAACAAAACGATCACCATTTCGTACAGCGAGGGCGGCGTGACTAAGACCACCACGCAAGCAATCACGGTGACCACGATCAGCACAACACTGAACTCCAACAGCTGGGCCACCATCAAGGCGGTTTCTGACGCTGGACAGGGGGACAATTACTGGGATGTGGGCGACACAAAGACCATCACCATCAATGGAACGGTGCAGGGCTTTACATTCTCCAACCTGTCCATTGCTGTCTTTATCCTGGGTTTCAACCACAACAGCAGCCGCGAGGGAAGCAACCGGATCCATTTCCAGATCGGGAAGATCTCCAGCAAGCTGGTGGGCCTGTGTGATAACAGTTACGGCAGCTATGTATCAAGCGGTTTCTGTATGAATACCAGCCGGACCAACTCCGGCGGATGGAATGGCAGCTACATGCGAAAAACCGTACTGGGCAATAGCGGGACCCCATCCAGCCCGCCGGCCAACTCCCTGCTGGCGGCCCTGCCGGCAGACCTCCGGGCTGTGATGAAGCCGATCACAAAATATAGTGACAACACCGGAGGCGGGAACAATACGGCCAGCTATGTGACTGCCACCACGGATTATTTAACCCTGCTGGCAGAGTTTGAATACCACGGCAGCCGGAGCTACGCCAACAGCGCGGAGCAGAACTACCAAAAGCAGTATGACTATTACAAGGCGGGCAACAGCAAGGTGCATTACAGGCACGACAACACGGGATCGGCGGTCAATGCGTGGACCCGTTCCGCCAATGCGGGCAACAGCAACAGTTTCTGCCTTGTCTACACGGACGGCACGCCCACCGACGCCAGCGCGGACTCTTCAAGGGCGCTTGCCCCCGGCTTTGCCGCCTAATCGCCGCAGCATATCCGGCCCCAATCCCGTCCCGCGGAAGCGGGCGGGATGACCAGAGCGCAGAAACCAAGAGAGGAGGACACCACCGTGTCCGTTTTGAAAGAGAAACGCACCACCAGCAAGGCGGAGTATGTGAACACAGCAAACCAGATCTATGTGAAAACCGTGGATTTTCTTTCGCGGCTGTCCGCCCGATACTCCCGGCTGATCGCGGCGGACACCTCACACCTGGCCGGGCAGGTCATGGACCACGCGGAGCAGGCAAACAAGATCTTTCCGTCCGACGGGCAGAGAAAGGAACTGCGGAAAGCGCACCACCTGGAGGCCCTGGGCGCCCTGTCCGCCCTGGATGTGCGCCTGACCCACTGCTATGAAATCCTGTACTGCAACCCGCAGGGCGCTTTCACCGACAACAAGGGAAAGAGCGTGGCGCCCAGGGAGGCCATGGAGCGGCTGGACCGCATGGCCCAGGAGCTGGGGGAGCTGATCGACCAGGAGGAAACCCTGCTGCGGAACATCATGGAGAGCGATAAGAAACGAAAATAGGTCATAACTGGGTGTATTTCTGAACAAGTGCCGTGCGGCAGGGCGACACTCCGGCGGCGGTCAATGCGTGGACCCGTTCCGCCAATGCGGGCAACAGCAACAATTTCTGCCTTGTCAACACGGACGGCACGCCCAACAACAACAACGCGGACAATTCAAGGGCGCTTGCCCCCGGATTTTATAGAATGGGTTGAAAGCGGACGCCAGGCGCGTCCCGAACCCGTATAAAAGGAGAAATACTTCCCTGGGTGTAAATCCCTAAAACTGCCCACTGACGGCCTTACACGGACGCTGCTTGCATGGCGGGGTATTGCGCTATCCCCGTTTCATGTGTCGGGCCAAAGTAGTTTAGACGCGCACCAACAAGATAACTATGCGGAGGGCGAATACTTTTTATTATGACCAGCGAGGAGCGCCGGGAGGCGCGATACCAACGCCGCCAGGCGCGGCGGAGAAGAAACAGACAGGCCCGCAGCGACGGCCTGGGAGGACTGGCGGGCGTTTTCAGCTATCGAAACATGTTCAAGTACGGGAAAAAGTGCGGAAACGGCGTGCGCTGGAAAGGATCAACCCATAACTTTGAACTGCACCTGTTTTCCGGCACAGCCAAGCGCCGGCGCAGGATCCTGGACGGGAAATGGAGGCCAGGAAAGACCATCCGCTTTCCACTGCAAGAACGGGGAAAGTTTCGGATCATCGACGCACCGCACATCACGGACCGACAGATCCACAAGGTTTTTACAAGGGAGGTGCTGGCGCCGCTCTACTGCCCGAGCATGATCTATGACAACGGGGCCAGTCAAAAGGGAAAGGGGCTGCACTTTCATTTTCAGAGGTTAAAGGAACAACTGCGCTGGCATTACCGGCGGCACGGGAGGCAGGGCGCCGTCATGCTGGCGGATTTCCACCACTTTTTCCCTGACGCACCCCACGCGCTGCTATACGAGCGGCACAGGCACCTGATCCTGGACACAGACCTGCGTGAGCTGGCGGATCTAATGGTAGCCGCAGTGCCGGGAGAGGTGGGCATGTACCTGGGTGTGGAGCCGAGCCAGCAGGAAATGGTGGCGCTGCCCTCCTATCTGGACAACTGGATGAAATGCCAGCTTTCGCTCCACGGAATGGGCCACTATATGGACGATTACAACGCGATCCTGGAGGGTACGGAGCAGGCGGAGGAGGTCATGGCGGCCATGATCCGCCGGGCGGCGGAAAAGGGACTGACGATCAACCGGAACAAATGCCATGTGATCAGCCTGGACAAGCCTTTCCGTTTCTGCAAAGCCAAGTTTCAGATTTTGCCCAGCGGGCGGATCATCACCCACGGCTGCCGGGACGGCATGAAGCGGGCGCGGCGGAAAATGCGATATTTCCGCAAGCAGGTGGACGACGGGGAAAAGACCGTGGAGCAGGTGGCGGAATGGCTGAAAGGTCCAATCGCCTACTATGAGCAATTCAACGACCATGGGCGGGTGCTGAAACTGCGCCGCCTGTATTACGCCCTGTTCATCAAGGGCAGGAAAACAGAGGAGGTAAAACCATGTATCGGATCGTAAAAGACGGGGCAGAGCTGGCGCTGATCGAGGCCCCCAGCTATGTGCGGAAGGCCGAAAACGGGTGCTTTGTGCTGTGCCAGGAGGCGGAAGCAACGGGGATCGCCCATAACGGCACCGTGTACCACCTGCTGGGCCGGGAGGCACTGGAGGGCGCGGAGAGCGTGATCTTGGAGGCGGCGGACGCGGGCGCGGAGATCCAGACCACAAAGGAAAGCACGGCCAACAATGCCAAGCTGTCCGGCCAGCTGTCCGCGGCGGCACGCCTGTATGTCCAAACGGCGGCGGATGTGCCGGACGAAACGGCGCTGGAAATGCCGGATCTGTTCAAGACCTGGGAGGAGGTCCTGGCAGAGGGCAAAACCGTGGCAGAAAACTCCATCATCAACGACGGTGGAACCCTGTACCGCGTCGTGTCACCCGGCGGCGTACTCCCCCAGGCGCACCAGCCGCCCCATGGTGAGGGTATGCTGGCGGTGTACCGGCCCATTGATACGATCCACGCAGGCACCCAGGAGGACCCGATCCCGTGGGTGTACGGCATGGACTGCACCAATGGCCTGTATTACTCCTATAACGCCACTGTGTACCTTTGCAAGGCGGATATGAAGCCGTGCGTATGGGCGCCCGGCACCGCTGGCCTGTGGCAATGGGAGGCCGTGGACGCAATGGAAGCGGAGGCGTAACCAATGAGCCGGAGATACATTGTAAAGCAGAGGGCCAGGATCGACACCATCACCGGCCCGGTCAATCTACCATACGGCACCGAGGTGGAAGCCGTGGGCGATTACCTGACCCACCAGGGGAACCGGCTGTGCGCGGTGACCAGCCGAAAGGCACACCTGTATTTTGCACCGGATGATGACGGACAGGGACGGGAACGGGGCGCCCTAACCATGGCCATCACCAGGCGGCTGGAGAAGCGGGACAGGGACCATCAACGGCGCTGGGATCTGGCGTGGGAGGATCCCGTGTGCCAGAAACACCGGAACCTGGAGCATGAGGATCACTTCCTATGGGGGCACACATTTTACGAGGCCCCGGTGGAGGATCTGCGGCACATTGCCGCCCTGATCGGCGCAAGGGGGTGACGGCCATGGACAACACAAAGCTGGTGGCGGAGCTGTGCGCCATCATTGACCGGATGAATGTACTTTTGCAGGCCCAGGCCGTGGAGCTGGCCCAGCTCCACGCGCTCCAGCATGAGGAGGAGATCGCGGCGGTCCGCCGGGACTATGCCCAGGCCATTGGGGAGGTGCGGCCATGACTATGGAGGAGATCGCCACCGGCGGCGGGATCCTGCTGGCGGCCATGACACTAATCCAGATTGCACCGATCAAACTAAATCCATGGTCCGCGCTGGCAAAAGCCATTGGGCGGGCAATCAACGGAGAAGTGATCACAAAGGTGGACCGGCTGGAGCGGGAACTGCTGGGCATGAAAGAAAATCTGGAGGAGCGGGACGCGATCAGCTGCCGGGCCAGGATCCTGCATTTCGGGGATGAAACCATCCACGGGGTACGGCATACCAAAGAACACTTTGACCAGATCCTGCGGGACATTACCACCTATGAGCGATATTGCGACGATCACCCGAATTTTGAAAACAATACCACAGTGCTGACCTCCCGGAGGATCAAGGATATTTATGAGGACTGCCTGAAAACGGCGGACTTTCTGTGAGGAGGAGCGGGATCAATGAAAACGCTACTGATTGCAGTGGTAGCCATGATCGGAGGTGCGACCCTGGGTTTTTTCCTATGCTGGGCCGTCCACCGCCTGGCCAGGGGAAACCACACACCAGCCAGGCGTATGGCCGCAACGGAAAAAAGAAAAATAGGGACCATGGACAAGGTGCTGGTGCTGGAGGGCGTGATCCTGGTGGCCTATACCGTGGCCGCGCTGGCAGTGTTCTGGCATACAGGCGGGGAGCCATCCACCCTGACTGCCTGCGTGTTCGGCGTGTGTGGCCTGGAAAACGGCGTCATGGGATGGATTAAGACCAACAAGGACAAGGCGGCGGAGGCCGCCAGAACGAGCGGGAGCGGCCACAAAGCCACCCCGGAGGAACCGCCCACGGACCGGCCAGAGCCGCCGGATGTGGGCATTTAAGGAGGGGTTACCAATGACAGAGAACCAACTGCGGCAGAAAGTTGCCGACATTATCAACGCATGGGTGGGCGCCACCAAGGGCAGCGCCAAGCACCTGGAGATCCTGGAGATCTACAACGGCCACAAGCCCCTGGCCCGCGGCTACAAAATGCAGGTGAAAGACGCCTATTGCGCGGCCACGGTGAGCGCGGCATACATAAAGGCCGGGATCGCGGAGTACACCGGGACCGAGTGCGGCGTGGAGAAGTTCGTGCAGATCGCAAAGAACAAAGGCATTTGGGTGGAGAATGACGCCCATTTCTGCCATGTGGGCGGTGCCTGCGTGTATGACTGGGACGACACCGGGAAAGGCGACTGCACCGGAGCCGGGGATCATATCGGCATTGTGACCCAGGTAAACAGCGCGGCGGGCACCTTTGTGGTGACAGAGGGCAACATGAGCGGCGGCAAGGTGGGAAAGCGTACCATGGCCATCAACGGGAAGTATATTCGCGGGTTTATCTGCCCGGATTTCGCCGCTATTGCCAAGAAACTGGGCGGGACCTCCGGGGGAACGGAAACAGCGGGCGGCCCTACCATTTACACGGTGAAATCCGGGGACACCCTTTCCAAGATTGCAAGCACCTACGGCACCACCGTGGACACCATGGTGGAGATTAACGCCATTCAAAACAAGAACCTGATCCGGGTAGGCCAGGTGCTTATGCTCCAGGACACAGCCCAGGCGGCGGCGGATAAGCTGGAGGCCCTGGGGGTGATCAATTCCCCGGACTACTGGGCGGACGCGGCGGAGGCCGGAAAGGTGCAATACCTGGAGATCCTGCTGAAAAAGGCTGCGCAGATCATCACAAAGGCCGGAACCCGCACCGACACGCCGGAGCAGGGTGTGGCCGCCCTGGTGGCCGCCGGCGTAATCAACACACCGGACTATTGGTTGGCCAACTACGACACATTCCCCTCCCTGGACCTGCTGCTGTGCGCCCTGGGTGGGGCTGTGAAATAATTTAAGGAGGACATACAAATGGAAACTATTATGCAGTACATCCCCATGGCGGTGTCCGCCGTCCTGCTTGCGGCCCTGATCCTGACAGTGATCACCAACATTATCACCCAGGTGGTGAAGAAAATCACATGGGACAAGATCCCAACCAATATCCTGGCAGTAGTGGTGGCCATGGCTGTCACCCTGGTGGCGTTTTTTGCGGTATGCCAGATCATGGGCTGGGCTGTCGCCTGGTACATGGTAGCTGGCGCGGTGGCCCTGGGACTGTTCGTAGCCTATGCAGCTATGTTTGGATTTGACAAGCTGCGGGAGGCACTGGAGCAGATCACAAACTGGGGAAAGGATAAAACGGAGTAAGAGAACCCCCGGCACCATGTAGGTGCCGGGGGTTCTGATACAATCATGCGATCGCCTCCAGTTCCATATATTCGATTTCGGACCAGGTGAAACCCAGGCGGTGCATATCGTCCCCCACATTGGAGAGAACCACGCTGGCCTCCATAGTGTGGTCCGCATAGCACCGGGCGGCGAACATCTTGTAGACTTCCACGGCTCGTTCCATGGTAAAAACCCGGATATTGCCAACCATGGCCCCATACTTCCCATTCTGCTCAATCAACATGATTTTTCCCACCTTTCAAAATTCTGCGGAACAACCGGCGGAGCGGGACGAACACCGCCACAAATATCACAAGAGAAATTAGAAACTTCATCGTCTGCCCTCCTATTGACAAAACCGGATGACTTGTTTTATATTTGGGGTGCGGGGTTGAGGCCCCGCACCCCTGGCCTTTACCAGTCCAGCAATTTTTGAATTGCCAGAACTATGAGGCCGGAGATTGTGCCAGCCAGAATGTCAGCCGCAATCTGCTTTCTGGCCAGCGCCGCCGGTTTTTTCCGGCGGCGTTTTTTCTTTTGCCTACCCATCGGACCGTCCTCCTTTCCGTCAGGGGTTGTCCCCTGAACTGTTTATAGTATAGTCCTTTTATGGTGCATAATCAAGCGGTAATATGCACGAAATAAGGTGCTTTTATTTGTGTATTTTATGCACTTTACGAGGTGCATAAAGAGTGATACAATGTTACCATAAGGAGGTGGAGGGAATGGCGATCAGTTACCAGGGCGCATTTGAAAAAATGAAAGAGGCCGGGATCACCACATACCGGATCAGGAAAGAAAATATCATGTCCCAAAGCACCCTGCAAAAATTAAGAGAGGGAAAGCCGGTCACAACAGAAACCATTGAAAAGCTGTGTCTGCTGCTGGACTGCACCCCGAACGACATTATGAAGATCACCCGCTGACGGCGGGCCATAGAAGTGGAGCCGCCCACCCCAATATATAACCC